GCGCGATTCCATTCACCATCTGTTTGGTTCGGGTTTCCCGAAATCGCTCAACGTGAGCAAGGCAATCGCCGCCGCGGCCGGAGTGGAGCGCCCGGTGGTGGGAACGCAAGTTCTCAGCGGTACCGCCGCGATGTCGACCGAAGAGAAGGGCGGCACGTATTCGAGCGGCGTTTCGAGCAACGGTCACAAGAAAGAGATCGAAATCACGGGACCCGCTACCGAAGCCGCCAAGCAGTGGGACGGATGGGGAACGGCGCTAAAGCCCAGCCACGAGATTTGGTGGCTCGCTCGCAAACCCCTTCGTGGAACAGTGGCCGCCAACGTTCAGGAGTACGGGACCGGCGCGCTGAATATTGACGGGTGTCGCATCGGGTTCGCCAGTGAAGGAGATAAGGCGGCGGCGGCGGCGGCGGCGGCGCAAAGGTTGTGCCGAGACCCGAACCGCGTGGGCGACTGGGGCCTGAATCAAGGCGAAACCGCGCTCGCTCCCTACGTTGAGAATCTCGACAAGGGCCGCTGGCCCGCGAACACGCTTCTCACGCACGACTCTTCCTGCCGCCGAATCGGCACAACCGAAGTGAAGGCGCATCCAACGTGGGACACGCCCGAGCGTGAATGCGAGGCGACGTTCACCGGCGATGTTGTGAGCCAAGTTCGGCACGGGGATGGAGAGGTCGAAACGGTTGATGTGTTCGAGTGCGTTGAGGGGTGCCCGGTTTTGGAGATGGATCGGCAGAGCGGGGAAAGCCGTTCCTCTGCGGCATCTGGCATCGTTCGGCACGGGCGTTCTGGTGGCATCATGGGAGAGGAGGGCCACCTTAGGGATGGTAGACCCGAAGGACACTCAGATTCCGGTGGCGCCTCCCGCTACTTCCAGCGCTTCGAGTGGTCCGAGCTCGACGACATCACCCCGTTCTTCTATTCGGCTAAGCCATCACGAGCTGAGCGTGACATCGGCCTGAGCGACTTCCGCGCGCTCACCGGCGGTGAAGCCACGGGGCGCAAGGAAGGAAGCGCGGCACTGAACAACCCGCGCACTGGTGCCGGACGAAACGGTGGCTCGCGCAACGTTCACACCACGGTCAAATCGATCGAGCTGATGCGCTACCTGTGCCGGTTGATCACGCCACCGAAAGGCGTGGTTTTGGACTGGTGTTGTGGGAGCGGCTCGACCGGTGTTGGCGCCATGTTCGAGGGTCTGCGGTTCATCGGGATCGAGCTGAACGATACCGAGAAAGAGCCCTACGCCTCGATCGCTCGGGCGCGACTTCAGCACGTGGTCGGCGGCTCGTTTCGAGTGCTTCCGCGCGCCAACCCAGAGAATCAGAACGCTGCACGCCAGGAGGTCCTTTTCCGATGATCCGCCGCTGCCTCACCTGCAACCGCCCCCTCTCCCAACGCGAAGGCGAGCCCAAGTTCGACTGGAACAAGCGCATCGTCTGCAACAAGTCGTGCGCGGCGCGTCGGCTTCACCATTCGGAAGGTGAACAGCGAGGCACGGGCAAGTTCTGCGCGGTCTGCTTCGGCCTCCCCCATCGCCGACCCGACGCCGGCTGTTCGGGTTGTGGGCTGCCGAGCGGGAAGGAGATGAGGGCGTGACCGAAACCGCCATCTCCAAGGACATCCACGGCGCCCTCGACCTGCTCGGCGTGCTCTGGGAGCGCGTGAATTCTGGGGCGATCAAGCGCGGTCGCAACATGATTCACCTGGCACGCAAAGGCACACCTGACACCTGGACAGAGCTGGGATGGTTGGAAAGCAAAACTCCAATTGGCAAGCTGAACGAAGACCAAAAGGCCTGGCACGCGAGAGCCAAGCGCCATGGTGTTCGGGTCGCGGTCGTGCGGGACGTTCGCGAGACCATCGCGGTGATTCAAGCTTGGCGCCTCGGCAAGACCCCCGGCGTTTTGGTGACGGTGGAGGAGGTGCGGGAATGAATGACTTGCCGCCGATCGATCACGACCTGTGCAAGGGATCCGCACGACCTGTGGAAGGTGTAGTTTCGGCAAATAGGGAAGATAGAAACGATTACGAAAAATCAGCGGATCACGAGTCGAATGATCTCGACTCTGACAACTGCGCTGAATACAAACTAGATGACCTCGCGCAGGCGCCAACCTGCCGAGGCCGTGACCTGCAACTTGGGAGCCGCAAGGTGATTGAATCTTCGTCGCGATCGCGATCTCTCGTCAATGCTGCGCCTCCGCGCAGGTACGGGATCGCCACGGAATTCTGCGGGATTCGCTTCCGAAGTCGTCTCGAGGCCAACTGGGCAGCGTTCTTCCAGTTGCTCGGACTCAAGGCGGACTACGAGCCGACGGATCTGAACTTTTACATTCCCGATTTCGATCTGCGCTTCAAGAAGCGACCACTGCTCGTGGAGATCAAGCCGTCCGAAGAGCACTTCGAGCAGGCGCAATCGAAGATCGAGTGTTCGGGATGGGACGGAGACATGGCGATCTTGGTCTCCGGGCTCACTGGCGAACTCGGCATGTCATACGAGAACGGCGCCTGGGACACCTGTGTGCTCGCCTGGTGCACGGCCTGCAACTCGCCGACGATCACGCAGGAATCAGGCGACTGGTCGTGTCGTAACTGCGGCGCTGGACGTCGAGCGATCTGGTTCGGGTTTCGCGCGACCGACAAGTGGAACGAGGCGAAGAACTTGGTGCAGTGGAAGGCGGCGGGATGAGCTGGGCGTTCCTGGACGATCACGCGGACGAGAACCCGAAGCTGATGGCGGTCGGCGGCGATGCGGCTTGGTACTGGGCTTGCGGGCTCTGTTACTGCCGACGCAACCCCAAGGTGCCGGGGTTCATTCCCTTCCAGAAGGCCTTCTTGCTCTACAGCTGCAAGAGCCCGCAGGTCGTGGTGCGAAAACTGGTCGACGTCGGGCTCTGGCTGGAGGTCGAAGGCGGTTACCAGATCTACAACTACGGCAAGGTCTACAAGACGGACGTCAGCGCAGAGGAGCTCTCGACCAAGCGAGCGGAAGCTGGCCGCCTTGGCGGTCTAGCAAAAGCTAGCAAAACCGTAGCAAACCCACCTAGCAAACCAGCAAGCAAACGGCCTGGCAAAACAGAGCCGGACGAACTAGCAAAACCTAGCAACGAGTCTGGCAAAAATCTCGCGCACGTACACGCGACGCGCGCATCGCGAGCGGGCCAGGATCCTACTCCTACACCTACAGATCTAACTGCCACCACCTCCCAAAGACCTGACACGTCGGAGCCGCTGGCAAACCCGAGCGAGGTGGTGGTGGCAAAACAATCCGAACCACTCGCAGAAAGAGCACGGAAAGTCCTAGAAAACCCGTACGACGGTGCATTCCTGCTGCCATCGAGGTGGCCCGAAGTCATCGCCGCTGGTGTCGCGCTTTCACCGGGAATCAAGAGCTTAAAGCTTCGGGACAACGTCAGCGGTGACCCAGATCTCAAAGCTATTTTGGAGCTCTACCGGGACGGTTATTCGGTCGCTGACGTGGAGGAAATCGGTCGGCGCGCAAGGGCCAGCGAGTGGGTCAAGGGGCGTCAGAAAGTGGGGCCAGCGTTCTTCAGCGCTGCCGTGGTCCGGCGCCTGATGGCCGACGAAGAACAGGCAGCCGAAGGCGAGTACGGGCCAGCCGAGGAGTGGGCGACATGAGCCGGCGCGACTTCGCCCAGGAGATCAAATCGGCGCTGACGGACCCGCGAAAGGTCTGCGCGGCGCTGGCGATCGACCGGCCGTCAATCAAGCAGGGCCGAGGCGGGATCACTGTCGCCTGCCCGTGGCACCGCGAGAAAACGCCATCGTGCTCGGTGACTCGTGGAGACTCGGGAACCATTCGAGCTTGGTGCTTCAGTTGCGAAGTCGGCGGCGATGTTCTGTCGCTGGTGGCCGTCGTGCGCGGCTTGGATCTCACCCGAGACTTCGAGGCCGTGCTGATCGAAGCGGCGCGCATTGGTGGCCTCTGGGAGGTCCTGGACGAACTCGAGGGGCGAGCGTCCAAGGAAGACCGCGAGAAGCGCCTGGCGGCCAAGCCTGCGCCAGTGGCACCCATTCCAGAGCCCGAGCGGGACTATCCACCGGAGGATGAGGTCAGGAGGTTGTGGGACAGTGCGATGCCGGCGAGCGACGATCGCGATGCCAGCGGGCACCTTGTCCAGCGACGAATCGATCCCGATCGGGTGGCGGCGCTGGACCTTGCTCGTGTGATTCGCAGACGGACGGAGGTTCCTTCCTGGGCTTGTTTCCATCGCATGCGCTGGACCATCACTGGGCACCGAATGCTTGTTCGCGTGTTCGACTGCGACGGGGTTTGGCGATCGGTTCGAGGCTGGCGCATCAGCGATGGCAAGACGCCGAAGCGCCTTCCGCCCGGCGGGTACAAGGCCAAGGGCCTGATCCTCGCCAACGACCCCGGGCAAGCACTGCTGCGCGGCGATCCGGTGGGTAGCCGCGTGATCATCGTCGAAGGCGAACCAGATTGGGTCCTGCGATCGACCATCAACCCGGACACGCCTGTTCTGGGGTTCCTCTCCGGGTGTTGGCACGAAGGGTTTGCGGCGCGGATCCCATACGGCGGCGAAGTCATCGTTAGGACTCACGTCGACAGGGCCGGCAACGGGTACGCCAAACAGATCACGGAAAGCGTACGCGAGCGGGCGCAGGTGCATCGAGTCGAGCTCGAAAGCGGGGAAGCGGCATGAGTGAATCACCGGACGAAGTCGATCGCCACAAGGCGGGTACGTTGCCCGAGGATCCGAAGGCAGACACGAAGCCGACCGCGCTTCAGGTTCCGCGAATTCGAACGATGCGCGAGATCCTCACGGCGTCGCGCATCAAGGCCTTCTCGAAGGACCCGATCGAGTATCTGACGACGACACACTATCGGCTCGACGACATCACGGGCGGCATCCGTGGCCCGGACAATTGGGTGATCGCGGCAGATACCAGTTTCGGGAAGACCTCATGGCTTATCGCGATCGCCGACGACAACATCAGACACCGAAACAAGAAGGTGATGATCGTTTCCACCGAGGACAGCGACGAGCGTTTTGGTGCGCGGTTCATGGTCCGGCGATCGGGTGTGGACGCGAAGCGATACCGGAACCGAAAACTGCTGCCCGATGAAATGCGAAAGGTAGTGGACGCTGAGGCGGCGGGAGAGCCTATCCCGGTATATCTCGACGCTCGCGGCTGGGACATCGACGAGTTGTGTCCGCACGTCTTGAAGGTGATCGACGAACAAGTAATTGACCTGGTCGCGTTTGACTACCTGCAAGAGTTCCAGAGCAAGCGCCGCTACCAGGACGAGCGCGTGAAGTTCAAGGAAATCGCCGCGAAGCTGCGCCGGGTTGGCACCAGGTCGAAGCGTAGGATCCCGACCATCATTCTGTCGCAGCTCACCTTGAGCGAGAAAACCGGCGTACCAACCCGGGCGAACATCCGCGAATGCCGCGACGTAGCGAACGCCGCTGACACGATCATGATCGGGTTCGAGCCGGAGAACAACGTGCTTGGCGCCGACGGCAAGGAAGTACTCGTCAAGGCCGGAACCAAGTGCATCTACGTCGACAAGGTGAAAGACGGCGAGCGCAAAGCGAAGGTTCCGATGAACTGGAACAGCAAGACAGCGAGCTTCGATACCGTGCTCGACCCTGAGGCGCAGCGTTTCCAGGACGTCGTAGGCGACCAGTTCGACGACTACGGCGAAGCGATGGACGCCCAGTACCCATGACCTCCGTCATCCCCCTCCCCATCCGCCCCGTGACCCGAGGCGAATGCAAGGCGGTGGCTCGCCCGTGTCCTTACGCGTCCTGCAAATACAACCTCGACCACGAAGACCTCCCACTCAAAGGTCGCCGCGAAGGCCTCACGGGCATCCGCTACCTGCGCCAACTAGCCGATCGCGATCGGAGCGAATCGTGCGCTCTGGACGTGGCGGATAGGGGCCCGCAACCACTCGACCACGTGGGCGCGCTGATGGGTGTCACGCGGGAAAGGGCGCGGCAGATCGAGGCGAGCGGGATGGCGAAGATGGGCGAGAAGATCGATTGGTTTGGAGAGGACGAATGAAAACTGACGCTGACTTCAAGTGGCTGGTTGTCTGCGGCGCCGTCGTGCTGGTCGTCATCTTCGTGGGCGCGACTATCTCGGGACGGGATACCCACGCGGAGAAGATGGCGTGTATCCAGGCTCACGGGTACTGGCACGACGACTTTTGCGACCTGAGGAAGCCATGAAACTCAACGGTCACAACGGCCACCCCATCGACCCAGCGCCACCCATCGAACCCGGCTGGCTCGCGACCTACCAGGGCGCCACGGCCGTCGTGCCGGGCTTCGAAAACCGGTGGTACCTGGCGCGCGAGGAAGCTCGGAAGCGATTCAGCAAGCTAACGAAACGACCGGTGAGCGAGTCGGAGATTGAGCTGGAGTGGAAGGAGTAGCGAGATGAAAGATTATGGCGTGAAACCGGTGAAAGTTGTGAACGGCCGCGAGGTCGCATGGGGTCCTGACGACTGGCGTTCGTTCAACGACGGGTGGAGCTTTTCGGCGCTCGGGTATCCACAGCGAACCGACCAAGATCCGAAGCTATTCAACCTCGGAGCCATCGAGCAGAAGGCTCAGAATCACATGAACAAGCCGGAGGAGGCGCGATGAATCAGGGTACATTTAAGAAGGGCGACCGGGTCAACGTTAAAGGTCATCCGCTCGCTGTCGCGCGCGGCATCAAAACCCTGGGCGATGTTTACTCGGATTCAGAGCCAGGACGGAAAGCGTGGCTTATCGATGGAGATGTTTACTTCGTTTACGAAGACCAGATGGAGCTAGTAGTCGAACAGCAGCCCGCGGACTTTCGGGTCGGGGATTTGGTTCATCTCAAAACCAAACTCACCGAAATGGAGTTCGTGGTTCACGAGAGCCCCGACGACGAATGCCCAGGCTGGCCAAACGACGGCAATGCACACTACTGGAATCCGGAATTCTGCGCGCTCGTTTATCGCCCGAGTGCCGAATCCTGGACCGCGTTCACCAAGCCCGAAAACGTCGCCTGGATGGCCGAGCGCGAGAAGGAGCGTCCGGGGTGCTGGTTCCTTTGGTGGAGCGGCGCTCACATGGTCGCAGCCGTCGATGGGTGTTCCTACTTCGCAGAATGCGACGACGGCTGGTCGAGGCAGCAAAGCGAGGATGCTCTGGAGGTCTTCGAGCGAGCCCACGAAAAGAAAACCGCCCACCCCGAATCCGTGCGCCGCTGGAGGGAGTGGAAGAGGGCGGACACGAAGTCACCCGACTCAATTCCAGAGCATGCGCTGGCCGAATTGCCGGCGAGCGATTCACCGCATTGGAGCTTCAATCGCTGCGCCTTCTGCTCCGACCCCGGCAGCAAGGACGATCCGCTGGTGAACGGGATGCATGGGTTGTGTGGGGAGCAGAAGGCGAGACGAGAGCCGGTGGAGGTTGCGGCGAAGGAGGATCCTTATGCGAGCGACTACGAGAAGCGCCCGGACGCGTTCCTGTTCGAAGAGTCGGACCCGAACGAGGAACGGTATCAGCGGGTTTGCGCGGAGCGGAATGCGTTCTTCAGACGGCCTCGCTTCGTTGCCGACGTTGTTCCGCAATCGAAACAGAAGCCAGTCGTCCACCCCTGGCACGCGGACGAGAGTGACCCTTGAAACCCCTCATCAACCCGCGAACCTTCGAGACGAGCACGGGAGCGCTGATGCATCCGGAGCAGCTGAGATATCCGCGCGCTGACTGGGGCGACCTCGCGAGTGTCTTTGAGGAGTCCGGCGGTGAACTCGTGGGGCGCCACGGGGAAATGGATGGCCTGCTGGCTGTCTACAACCTTGGGCGCTCGCATATTCTCGGTGCAGCGAAACATCGGGGCGCACCATGAGCAAACGCAAACCCCGCCAAAGGCGCACCCCTCGCACCCCCGACCCCATGCAAGTCATCCCGGTATTCTTCCTGGACGTGGACGAACCGCTGCGAGTCTCAAGCCTCGAAGCGATCGCCGAGAACGGAGACGCGCCCGAGTACGTCAAGGCCTGCATGAAGGAGCTGATGGCGGCCAAAATGGATCCGTATGTGGTGCCTTACATTCAGGTGTTTCCGAATCCGGAAGGATGGCGGAAGGGGTGGGCGGTGAGGAACGGAGCATGACCAGCGTCGAGGTCGGACAAGTCTGGCGGATGAAGGGACACCCAAGAGATCGATTCAAGGTCCTGGATCTTGCTTTCGGGCGCGTGGTCTACGAGGCGAACAAGACCTGGATATTCTCGGTCAAGAGGGCGCGGTTTGTTGAGGCGTTCTACCTGCCGAAGAAGAGGCGAGCGAAATGAAACACTGGCGAACCTGGGTCATCGAACTGTGGCGAGCGCCTCGCGCGTTCAGTGACGAGCTGGTCGACATCACAGAAGAGGCATTCCCGCTCGGTGAGAGGCTGATGCCTTTGCCTATCTTTCCGATCACGGAAGATTCGCGCGTCCAGGTTAGGACGTGGACCGAAGACATGGCGTATTTCAACGGGTACAGGAAGGGGTTGGTGAAGGTGGTTAGGCAGGAGGTGAGCGAATGAGCACCGAATCCCCCAAACAGATTCGCATCGCAGCGGGTTTGTCGATCACTGCCGCAGCGGCGCTGGCAAACGTTAGCCCGAATACGTATCGCGCCTTTGAGCTCGACCGTCTCGGTGTGACCGACAAGAGCCGCCGTGCGTGCGATTCGGCCGTGGAGCGTCTTGCGGGGATGGCTAAACTTGTTGCGTCAATCAAGGTGACGGAGTGAAACCAAGCGAACGGATCTTGGAGCATGCGGAACGAGCGGCTCGTAAGCGCTGGGCTGACATTGATTGGGAGCGCATGCCGTCCAACATCAGAGAGACGTGCACGCTGGAAGCGATCGTGCGGTACCTCGACGAGGAGTGGGAGGCGAGGCAGCCGGTGAAGTGCGAGTTCGTGTACGCGGAGGATCCGAAGTGACCGAACCAAAGCGCACCAAGTCGACCGCCCAGCAGTACCTTGAGGAGTCGGTTGAGTCGTTGCGGCGGCTTGTCGAGTGGCGCGGGGTATTCGATGGGACTTACGACAGCATGGGGCTCTGGGATCGCGACAAGGACATCGTGAGGCTGGCCAGTGCTATCAAGGCGATCTGCGAGGTTGGACATACCGCGAAGGTTGAACAGGGCGGTTACGCGAACCACGGCGGGGAGGCGTTCCGGTGAACCGTAAGTGCGCGACGTGCAAGCATTGGGAGGTCAGCAAGCGCCTCGACGACTCCGGGACGTGTCGCGCAATCGACCAAGACTCGGACAAATCGCTAGCGCGCCTGGGCACCGACCCGATGTCGGGTTGCTTTCTCATCACGCGGGCTGAGTTCTTCTGCGCGCTTTGGGAAGCGAAGGAGCCAGAAAAGCAGAAGCCCTGACCATCGCTGACCAGGGCTTCCGGGCTTTCGCACGGCCGGACGGAAGTCTATCACACGAGCGAGCTGGCCTCGCTCAGGAGTTGGCGAAAATGGCTGCATCACTGGCGGTTGGTTACGACTGGCGTGAACGTCTTCAGGCGTTGAAGCTCGAGGCTCTGGCGCCACCCAAGCTGGACGAGACGGACGCGAAAGAGCTCGAGTGGTTCTTTGGCCCCGCTCGGACGTTCTTCGAGCGGAGCACGTTCGGGGCAATCCTCCGACAGATCGAACGAGACGCCTACATCTCGAACGAGTGCCCGGCGTGCAAGGGCAAGGGGCTTCTGGAGGAAGAGGACCTGCCGGCCAACCGCGCTTGCTACCCCTGCGAGAAGCGTCGCGGGGACGAAGCGAGCAAGTGCGTCTACTGCTACGGAACTCTGAAAATCCAGGCTGGATGCTGGTGCCGGCGGTGCCGGGGCGTGGGCGCATTGCCAGTGCGCGAGAAGCGAGCGAACCGAGCGTTGACCGTTCGGAGCACCGGGCGATCGGGTGGCTACGAGGTGGCCGACGAAGACCTACGCCGTTACGCGCGAGCGGCCCGCAGAGTCGACCGCATGGGTGAAGGGCACCCGGAGCTCGTCCAGGCCCTGGCCGCCTACCACGGCGACGTGGGAGCCCGGTACGCCAACAAGATGCTCGGGCGTCGGTTCGCGCTCTACTGCCTCACGCCAGCCGGTGAGACGCTGCTCAAGCGGTCGATGAAGCAGAGCGCGGAAGGTCTGACGCTGATGGCCTACGAGCGGATCGAGGCCGAGGCGGAAGCCGAGCGCCAGCAGAGCAAGCCCAACCGAAAGGCGCTTCTCGAGACAGCGGACAGGCAGGCGGCCGAGCTCTACGACCGGGCATGCCACCGTTGGAACGTCCTGTTCCGGAGCGGCAAGTGAGAGCCCCGAAACTGAAGGGCGCGAACCGGGTCTACATCTCGACCGCGGAGATCGCCGGACTGCTCGGCTGGCGCATCGAACGGGTGCGTCGTTGGCTGGAGCGAGAGGGGGCACTTCGGAAGATTGGGCGCCACTACTACACGACGAAATCAAGGCTCAGGGCAGCGTTTCCGGAGATCCAGCAGGACATCCGTTAGCTGGACCGCCGAGCTTTTTGGAAATCTGAGAAGCATTGAGACGCGTTCACACGCAATGAAGCGTTGCCAACACCCCTGGTATTTCATTGCACATGCGTGCGCGCAGGGTGAACTGACATGCTCTTTCCAGCATCGCATCCGACCGGCGGAAGCTGGACCTGTGGCGAATGCCGCGGAGAGGTGACAGACGCCTACACGTGCGCTGATTGCCACACGGTTCTCTGTCCGGGATGCGCCAAGCGGATCGCTCACAGCGTTCCAGCCGGCCAACGCCAGGGCCACCCCTGTGGCGAGTCCCTGACAGTGGTTGAGGTCGCCGCAGCGTGACACCCCGCCGAGTCACCATCGACGTATCAACCTGGCGACACCGCGAGACCAAAAAGCGCCAGGGCCGCAATCAGCGCTCCAGCCGAAACGACGGAACGCGGCCCGCAACGCGACAACCCGAAAGCTTGAGCGCGACGCTCGCTGAGAGGGTGATCGCAAGACAGATTTGGCACCTGCCGGAGTGGTAGGGCGCGACAAGACCTCGGGTTAACGGTCGGCGTACGCATCGGTGTGCGGCGAAACACTGTAGCCGCCGTTAGTCCAGGAATTCAGCAGCAAGTTCACAAGCGCGAAAGCGCTCCCAACCTCCGACGGGAGGGTCATAAACACGGTTGCAAGGGAGCACGGAAGCGATGGCCCAAGGGGTCCCGACCGAGGAATCGGTCATTGCCGAGTTTCGAGCGCGATACCTCTACTCGAGGAACGCGAGCAAAATCGGCCGAGAAATGAATCTCGGTGAGCGGACGGCGAGACGTCTCGCCGAAGAGTGCGAAGCCGACCAGGAGTTCGCCGACGCTGTCCGAAACCTACGCGTGCGCGCGGTGGATCGGCTGCTCGGGTTGACCCTGAGCGTCGCCGAGACAGCGCACGAGCGGTACCTGGCGGATCTGCCGGTGCCCGAGCACATCGACGAAGGCGCGAACGTCACGATCATCGATCGTCGCGCTGACGACGGGAAGCTGGTGCTCGAGGCCGCGAAGCATGCCGCGAACTTGGCGCGGTTCGATGCTGAGAAGTCCGGCGATATAGTTCCGGAGCGGGAGGTGGTGCTCAGGTTCGAGCCCATCGCTCCGAAGAAGCCCGATGGCGAAGCGGCTTGAAGTCGCGATACGCCAGAACGCTCCACAGCAACGCGCAACCGCCGCGCTCTTCTCACCCGAAGGCGAGGTTTATCGGAACCGCAGCGTTTTCGCCGGCTGGGGCCGAGGCGTTGGCAAGTCTCACTGGCGCCGGCAAATCTGGTACGCGCTAGTCGCGAAGTACGACTTTAAGCTTCGAACAGAAGCACTCGAGCCGTTTCGAGGCGTTCGGATCAACTCCGTCGCTTCAACGCTCAAGCAGTGGAAAGAAATCAACTGGGGCGGCATCGAGACCGAGCTCGCTCCGAGTGGCAAGTGGGGCTTCCTCCGCGGGAAGCTGGATCGGCAAACCGGGCACGTCAGGTTCCCTGGCGGCTCTGAAGTCCGGCCGTTCCCTGCCACGGAATACAACGCACGGACGGCGCGCGGCATGCGTACCGACGTGCTGGACGGCGACGAGCTCGATGACATCGAGGCGTCCGTCTACGACTCGGTAGCGGTCCCATGGCTCAGCGAGCCGTGGTCACTTGGCATTCAACTGCTGAGCGGCACACCGACTCGCGGAAGACACGGGCTCTACTGGCGTTGCCTGCAGTCGGGCAAGCTCGGGGAGCGGATCCGCAACGGCGAGATCACGCTGGAAGAGGCGCTCGAGACGCCCAGCGGTCAAGCGATTCTCTCGGTCTTCGAAGAGCTACCGGCCGACGAATGGCCGATTCAGTTACCTCGAGACCCGCAGCTTGCGGCGCTTGAGGTGCTCGGAAGTTTCTACAGCTTCCACGCCACGTACAAGGACGCGCCCGAGACGGTTGGCGCTCTGGCGGTTGCTCGAGCAAAAGCCGAGACGCCTGAGGCCACGTTCAAGCGTGAGTGGCTGGCCGATCCGGATGCCGGTGAGGGCCTGATCTATGTTTTCGACGAGCGGTTCCACGTCAGGACACCGCCGCCGCAGCACACATTCCGAGAGTTCATCTGTGGGATGGACTACGGCTGGTCAGACCCTGGCGTGATGCTGCTGATCGGCGTCCAAGGCCATGGCGGCGACGCGACGGCCTGGGTTCTCGATGAGTGGTATCAGCGCGAGCAGCCCAACCGAGTTTGGGACGAGCGCTCCAAGGCGTGGGGATACGCAAAGTTTTGGCCGGACACGAGTCGGCCCGAGCGTCTTGATGACCTCCGATCCTTCGGGATCGACGTAGGCGAGGCGCCAAAGAACAAGCTCGGCAACATCGCCCGCGTGGCGAACATGCTGCACATCCAGGAGATGGAAACCGGAGAGCGTTGGGCTCGACTGTACGTCTCACCAAAGTGCAAAGACACCATCAGGGAGTTCGGTCTCTATAAGCGGAAGAAGCATTCCGACGGGACTTTCTCTGACGAACCCGAAGACAAGGACGACCACGCCATGGACGCCCTTGCTTACGCGTTGGTTGGCCGCTTCGGCAAAGCGCCGAACTACCGACACGTTTCGAGCGGCCGATGATTCAATACGAAGGCGCCGACAAGGTCGCCAAGCTGCTCGAGGCCAACACCTCGCCGCGCTACCAGCGTCTCGAAGAGCTCGAGAGCTGGGTTCTTGGGACGCAGTACAACGACCGTCCGTGCGACTGGTTTGATGATGACGAGCCGCTCTGGGAGCGCCGCCCGTGCATCGTCTACAAGGCCGTTTCGCTCGCGATTGAGTCGTACGTTGACCTGATTTTCGGCGAGAGCCGGTTCCCTGCTTTCACCTCGCGACCCGGTGAGGACGAGAAAGACGACGAGGCTGGGCTCGGCGAAGAGCAGAGCAAGCTTCTCGACCGGTTCATCAGCAAGCACCACGACATCTGCGCGTTCCAGACCTACTGCCGCGACGGCCTCAGGGCTGGCATGGGCACGGGTACCGCGGTCGGCATCCACGGCCATCGCAACGGTCGACCCTTCGCAGAGCTCATCCCGGCGAAGTGGAGCACGCCGCAGCTTGACGCCAATGGTGCAACGCTCGCCCTCGACATTCGCTACCCCTACGTCGAAGAATACAAGAACCAGCAGGGGAAATGGGCGGTTCGGGTCCGGCTTTACCGGCGCCTGATCACCGACCAAAGCGACATCACTTTTCTCCCTGCCGAGGCGAACGAAGACGGTATGGAGCCGAAGCAGTGGACGCCCGACGCGACCAAGAGCGTCAGCCACCAGCTCGGATTCTGCCCGGTCATCTGGTACCCGTTTATGAAGGGTTGCCAGCCGATCAACGTGATCGATGGCAAGGCGATCCACGCGACCTCGACGGATGAGATTCAAGCGCACGACCTGGCGCGTAGCCAGTGGCACCGATGCGCGCTGCTCGCTGAGCCGCAGTACGTCGAAACCGGCGTAACTCCCGGCTACAACCCGACCGAAACGGGCCGCTCTGCGGTGGTTCCGTCATCGGAGCTCGGCGGGCTTCCTGGTCCGCACAATCCCGCACGAGGCGGTTACCCGGTTGGTTCAGCTGGGAAGAGCGCTCGCAAGAAGGGCCCTGGCTACGTCTGGTCCTACCCGGACAAGGACACCAAGGTCACGATCCTGACGACGCCAAAAGAGGCGCTTGAGGCGCAGCACGCCAACGTCAGCGACCTTCGGCTCAAGGTTCAGGAAGAGCTTTGCGTGGTGTTCCTCGACCCTGAGAACATCAAATTCGCAGCGACCACCAGCGGCAAGGCGCTCGAGGCGATCAAGCAGAAGCAGATCGACCGGTGCGGACAGTATCGCGACGATGTGCGCGACCACTTTTTACTCCCGTCGCTCGACATGCAGCTTCGGATCGCTGAGCGCGCGGGCACGAACCTGAAGGTTCCGCTCATCAAGCAGACGCTCGGGGTTCTGCAAAAGTTCAATCAGTCGGCGCCTGCGCTGGTCGCGGCGGCAGAGTGATGTCCTGGCAATCCCCGACGCTCACCGTGAAATGGGGCAATTACTTTGCACCAGATCCAGCTGAGCAGAAGCAGATTGTCGAGCTCGTCAAGGCTGCCCTAGAGGCCAAGACGATCACCACGCGGATGGCGGTTGAAAAGCTCGCCCCGATCTTCGGGATCGAAAGCGTCGAACTGGCTCTCGCCGAGATCGAAAAAGAGCGTGACGAGTCAGCCCAGCGAGAACTGGATGCCGCAACTGCCGCGCTCAAGGCGGCCGGCGGAACTCAGCGGCCTGGTCAGAATCCTGTCGGTCCAAAACCTGGACCGAATAGTGGTGGCGGGCGGCCCTCGAGCGGGCAAGTCAACCCTCGCTAAGGCGCTTGGTGGGTCGCGACTGATTCGCGGCACCGATGAATTGCGCGGGCTCGAATGGTCCGCAGCATCAGAGACCGCATCGTACTGGTTCGATAGGCCAGGCCGATGGGTGACCGAAGGCGTCACGATGCCTAGGGCGCTACGCAAGTGGCTAGCCCGGAACGATTCGGCGACGCCGGCTGACCTGGTCATATGGATCAACGATCCGGTGGTCGCAAGAAGCCGCGGTCAGCACATCATGGCGCTCGGTTGCGAAACCGTGTGGCGCGAGATTGAGCCGGAGCTGCGAGCTCGAGGCCAAGAGATTTTGGAAGCATGAAGATCAAGGTTTTCCGCATCACCGGCACGTCGCCAGGGTCCGCAGCTACGGCTGTGGTGGGCAGTGTCGTGCGCGGTCTTCATGACTTCGATTGGTTCACGATCGACGCTGTCATCATCGGCGGCACGGGCGGGACCATCGATGTCACGCTTCAGCGCAAGGTCCAGAGTCTTGTTGACGGGACTGCGGTCGATGTCTGGGTCGATTGGTGCCACTTCCCGCAGGTAGCGGCGGCGACGACCAAGAAATACACGTGCTCGACGGGCGCATCGACGTCGATCACCGAGGTTGGCACTCAGGCGGCGTCGCCAGGCACGACCGCCGCGACGCTTGCCGCGAACACCTTCACGGGCGGTCACCCTGGCCCCGAAGTCCGAATGCTCGCGACTGGCGGTTCCGGCACTTCCGTTGGCGCCACGCAGACCATTTACATCTCGGCCTGGTCGTCAGCCGGGAGAGCAGCATGAACGGGCAGGCTTTCGAATTCACACCCGGTGGAGTTCAGCCGCTGGTTCAGCCGACAAGCGCACCAGGCGGGACAATCAACGCGCGGGACGCGGTAGAACAGATCCGCCAGCAGGGCATCGCGAATCCGTCCGTCACGGTCGCGGACGTCAAAGCCGGCGCATCAAGGCAAATCCGCAAGCGCTCTCTCGTGAAAGAGATCCGAGCGCGACTCCGCGACATCGAGCGTGAGCTCAAGGCCATGAAGGCGCTCGAGCGCGAAGCCGTCGAACTGCGCCGCATGCTGGCTGCCGCGAAGCAGCCACCGGCCACCGTTGCCGACATTCATGCAGCCCGGAAGTCCGGCTGAATCACCCCCTGACAGGAAAAGACCATGTCCGTAATCGCTGCCACCATCCAGTCTCTCGAGTGCGTCGAAGGCCCTCAGTCGTCCATGTCGCACGCAACGACCGGCGATCGCCTCGTCTACCGTCTCGGGCTCCTGCTCGGCACCATGACCGCCGGTGACACCGCTGCCGTCGTGACCTGCAATAGCAAGATCGACGCGGTGACCAAGAAGGGCAAGACGGTCACGTTGCAAATGACCTCTGGCGGAGGCCCCGGGCTCACCCCTGGTGGAACCGCTGCCTACTTCATCATCCCGACGATCTCGGGCACCACGCTGGCATTCAGCGTCGGCGGGCCTACCGCTGCGGCTGCGGTCGCTTCGGGGACCATCGTCCACGCCTACGTCACGGTCGACGAATCCTGATGATTCACGCTGAGTCCGACCCCGGCATCACCAACGGCTTCGTCTCGATTGAGACGGCGGAACGCCTGCGCCAACAGCAGACGGTCGCCACCTTTCGGGAGAAATACGCTGGCGAATACCAGCGCCTGGTGGATGCGTGCGTCGGACTCAAGAAGGCCCATCAGGAGCTTGAAGCGGCCAAACGTGCCGCGGGCGAGCTGACGACGGGCTTTCCGATCAGCGATCTTCTTGATGGCTGCGAACGCGAAGCGCGGGCGTTGCTTAAGGAAGCCGCTGATCGGCTGACGGCTCAACAGCTCGCCCAGGTGAACGCAGATGTTGCGATCGCCAGGCCTTCGGAGGCGACCCCGCCGGTGCCTGTCCAGGCAAAGAAGAAGGCTTCTTAGCCGAATGGGAGGGCGTCCGCGGATCGTTCTGACGATGATCGTCAAGAACGAATCGAAGGTGATTCGGCGCTGTCTCGACTCGGTTCGCAACTACATCGACGCCTGGTCGATCAGCGACACGGGCAGCACGGACGGCACGCAGGAGATCATCCGGGAAGCGCTCGCCGGCATCCCAGGTGAGCTCATTGAGCGTCCCTGGGTCGATTTCGCCACCAATCGCAACGAGGCGATCGACAACGGGCTGAAGTACGAGCCCGAATACTTCCTGACACTCGACGCTGACGAAGAGCTCACGACCTCGGCGGGATTCTCGCTCTCTGGGCTCAACGCCGACACCTACTCGGCGATGTTCGAGGTGGACGGCACGGCGGGCCGATGGCCTCGCAAGCTGCTGTTCCGCTCCTCTCTCCGGTATCGATACGTTCTCGACGAGACGATCGAAGGGGGCACGGAGCACGCGATCCTGCCCGCTTGCCTGGTCAACTCCTACACGGACGGAGCCAGGAACGCGGACGGCCTGGTCGAGAAGTACGCCAAGGACTGCGAAGTCCTGAAGCGGGCTCTCGAGAAAGAGCCGAACGAGCCGCGGTACTGGTTCTATTACGCCCAGCGCCTCATGGGTGGCGGGCGTTACGAAGAGGCGATTGCTGCGTACAAGCGCCGGATCGAAATCGGCGGCGGGCTCGACTCGGAGCGCGGCTACTCGGAGCTGATGATCGGGCAATGCCTTGAGACGCTCGGGGCGCCTTTCTCTGAGGTCCGCGACGCATACCTCAAAGCTTGGCAGACGAACCCCGGACGGGCTGAGCCGCTCTACGCGCTCGCCTGTACGCATTCGGTCCGCGGCGAGCACGCTCTCGCCGAGCTCTACGCTCGCGAGGCTCAACGCATCCCGCGTCCCGCCGATGCGCTCCCGGTAGACGAATCGGTCTACGCGTTTCGCGCGGTCGACCTACTGGCTGGCGCCATCGCAGAACAGGGCAGGCTCCCCGAGGCCCGCTCGCTGCTCCAAAAACTTCTCTCTCTCCCGCAGCTTCCCGAATCGGAGCATCAGCGGGTTCGCGAAAACATCGCGCTTCTCAGTCGAGAAATCGGCGACGAGAAACCGACTGAACGGCTCGGTCCCGACGAGCAGACCTACGAGAACCAGGCCGCTCTGGTTAGGAAGACGGGGCTCAAGGCGTTTCGGCACATGGGTCTCGAATACCTCGGAAGCTTCCAGGCTCAGTCCCTGCCCTCGCCCCTGCGTTGGCTGTGGATCGTGATGGTCGCGCTCCTTGGCCCGGCGCCTTCGTTTCTTGGCGCCATCGCGGCCGTTCCGGTTGCCGCCTGGGCGCTTCACCCGGTCACCCCTCTCTGGCCCATGGCGGCGCTTGCCGCTGGGTCTCCGTTGCTCTTCCTAGCTGGCCGCCGTCGGTTGCAGGACGCGCCCGTAGCGGCTCTCACGCTGGCCGCCTTGGGCTTCGCTCTCCGGGGTAATCAGGTTGGCCTCGGGCTCTCGCTGTTCGCTCTGCTTGGCCTGAAAGAGGCGGCAATCCTAGTGATGCCGGCGCTTGCCGGAGCCTGGCTGATGTCGGGTGCCCCTTGGCTCAAGTTCACGATCG